CTGCATTGGTTGAGCAGATGGGCATTGAAGGCTATGGCACGTTAGCGATAGCCGCAGCGATAAGGGGCGAGGATGAACAGAGATGACATTATCCGCATGGCGCGGGAAGCGGGGATAAACGTAACGGAAGGCAATTCGTTTTCCGATGATATGTACATCTCAGTCCTTTATCGCTTTGCCAACCTAGTCGCAGCAGCAGAGCGCGAGGCGTGTGCGAAGGTGTGTGAGGCTGAAGGTGAACGAGTCGATGCGTCTTGGGTAAGTTGCGCGTTCGCTATCCGCGAGAGAGGTGCGCCATGAATGATCTTGCCTTGTATGAGTTGGGTCTCGCCATGCCTGTCTGCGCGGTGTGCAATAAGCCAGTAGATAAAGTTGAGTCCATGTATCTGCCAGACTATGACGGAAAAGTATTTAGAGTGTATTGCCACGGCAAAGTAGAGCAGCAAATGCTTGGTTCCTACGACGTGATGAACGCAGAACAAATCACGTTTGGCAAAGCATTTGCTGCGCCCGCATTAGAACGACTTAACAAAGCCGCAGAAGATAACGGGGAGGAGTTATGACTAAAGAAGAAGCATGGCTTCTGTGGATGAAAGAATCCAATCGCTACGTTGAGTACGACTGGGACACGATCAAGAAGTCCTCGCACTGGCAAGCGTTTTCCCGTGGTTGGGATGCGGCAGCAATCAATATCAATGGCTGGGAAGACGCTTACAAGATGGGCATGGAAGCAGGAAAAGAAATGGAGAAGAACACATGATTTTGAACAAGGACTGTTACGAGCGAGGCTGTGCTACTTACGATGACAGGGTAGATGAGGGCGTTGTATTAACAAATGAAGGAGAACACATGAAAGCATTTCCAAACGTAACGAACGAAAAGGGCATGGACTTGCGTGATTATTTTGCGGCGAAGGCTATGCAAGCGTTAATAGGCAGAGAAGATTTTGAGTTTGAAGATCACACTTGGGAGACAGCCTACGATGTTGCAGACGCAATGATGAAAGCGAGAGGACAGCGTGACTGAAGAAAGAAAAATCCGATACAGCAACGGCTGCATAAAAGAAGTTGACCTGACGTTCTTGTTAAAAAAACACACCGTAAAAAAGAAATTAATTGGTATCTCAAGAGTCGTTCATAGTGATATCCTCGGAGACCTAGAGCGCGTGTTCGTACCGTTCGAGATTGAGTGCTACGACAAAGAGAAGGACGTTACTTTTATCAAGCATACGCTGGTTGATTCAGTTACAGGCAGCATGTACGACAAGATAACAGGGCAATGCATGAGTTCAACACGGTTAAAACTAGGAGACTGACATGCTGGAAGAAAAATACCGAGACTATTTGATTCGTGGCTACGAGCGGTTTGTAGCTACAAAGGATAGAACACACATAGATGACGCTATCCGGCTGGTCAAGACCATGTCGCCTAATAATTTCTTTCAAGGTGACAAAGACCTAAACTTGGAGAAGCGCGTGTTCCTCAACGAGCCCTACGGCGCACATTGGTCAGGCACGTACATCAGAAGGTATCGTTCTAAATGATCGTTGACACTATCAACTACAAAGCTGTTTGGGCATGGCTTAACGCAGTCTGGGCTAAGTCATTCGTTGCGGTAGTGCTTTTCCTGCTTGGGTTATGGATAGGAACTGTTCAGACCGAAGGGCGGATCGCTGGTGACTGCAAGTTCGCTAATGCGTTCCGTGTGGACATACAGGCATTTGCTTGTCAGAGGAAGCTATGAAGGTTGCTTACGTTAGATACTACAACGAGGAAGCTTCTCTTTTCTTATCTGAAGAATTTAAGAACTTAGATGTAGTGGTACGTCTGGACATTCTAAGAGATTTAAAGTACTGGGTAGATGCTCATTACAGTGATGCACGTAAAGAGTGGTATGACGGACGCGAGAAAAAAAGCGAGGTCATAAAACAAAGAGCGCGGCAGAGGGCGTTTCAGGCGTATGACCTAAGAAAAAAAGCGATGACTTATAAAGCAATAGGTGAAGAGATGGACATATCATCCACCCGCGCCCAACATCTTGTAAGAAAAGCCGAACGTATCATTGAACGTGAAAAAAGGTTGAACAATGAAACTAGCCCGTCAAGCTGTCCGTCTAGCCAACAACTTTCAGGAGATGCCCCGCGATGAGGGAGACCTTGAAGCCGCTGCTGTACTGATTGCTCTCGCGCGCGTGTACGAAGCGGCGCACGACATGATGACAGCAAGTTCGCACAAGCAAAGCGCGGACGCCTACGAAGAGATGAGAAAACTAATTAAAAATGAGTCTAATAACACTTGATTTCGAGACGTACTACGCCGAAGGGTTTGGGTTCAAGAACCTGACCACTGAGGAATACATACGTGACAAGCAGTTCGAAGAGATCGGCGTCGGCGTCAAGATTGATGATGCTCCTGCGTATTGGTTTTCTGGTTCACACGACGAGCTAAAGAAACACTTAACTGACCTAACCGATTGGTCAGACGCGGCGCTTCTATGTCACAACACCCTTTTCGACGGGGCAATACTTGGTTGGCGTTTCGGTATACGCCCCGCTTTTTATTTAGACACGCTGTGCATGGCAAGAGCCCTGCATGGTGTGGATGCTGGCGGTAGCCTCGGCGCGTTGGCTGAACGCTACAGGATTGGTGAGAAGGGCGACGAGGTAGTCAAAGCGTTGGGCAAGCGCAGAGCAGACTTCACCCCTGCACAACTCTCAGCCTACGGCGACTACTGCAAGAACGACTGCGAGTTGACCTACAAGCTGTTTCATCTAATGGCCCCGCACTTCCCCGGCGATGAGATAAAACTAGTAGATATGACGCTGCGCATGTTCATTGAGCCGGTGTTTCAGGTGGATGATGCGTTGCTGGTTCAACGGCTGGAAGACTTGCGTGAAGAGAAGAACTCTCTGCTGGCTACTTTGAAAGAGGATTTAAAGTGTGATGATGAAGAATCTGTTCGCAAGAAGCTGGCAAGCAATAAGCAGTTTGCTGCCCTCCTCCAGTCCCTCGACCCGCCAGTGGAGACACCACGAAAGATCAGCCCAGTCACAGGCAAGGAGACATTCGCACTGGCGAAGAACGACGAAGGTTTTATCGAACTGTCGAAACACGAGAATACACTTGTCCAGCAACTGTGTGCAGTCCGACTTGGAACTAAGTCAACTTTGGAAGAGTCACGCATCACTCGATTCATCGACATCGGAAAGCGCAATCGAGGGCTACTACCCATCCCCCTTAAATATTACGGCGCACACACTGGACGATGGAGTGGTTCAGACAAAGTTAATTTCCAAAACTTACCTAGCCGAGATAAAAAGAAGAAGACCCTCAAAAACGCCGTACTTCCACCAGACAACCACGTGGTCATTAACTGCGATTCCTCCCAGATCGAAGCACGGGTGCTGGCTTGGTTGGCAGGACAAGATGATGTTGTTCAACAATTCGCCAGCGGCGAAGACGTATATTCAATCTTTGCTTCCAAAGTCTACAACCGAGAAATAACTAAGAAGAACCCAGAAGAGCGGTTCGTTGGCAAGACTTGCGTTCTCGGTTTGGGCTACGGCACAGGCTGGAGAAAGTTACAGCACACGCTGGCTACATCGCAGCCGATCAGCGTTCAGCTTCCCGATGAGGAATGTCAGTCGATAGTAAATCTGTATCGCGAAGTCAACGACAATATTATTTCTTTATGGAAAGACTGTGACGATGCGTTGAGCGAAATAGCCAACTGGAACGCGAAGTCTGATCCGTTTTATCTAGGACAGCATCAGGTGTTGCAAGTTACCCAAGAGGGCATATCCCTGCCGAATGGTTTGTTTATTCGTTACCCGAAGCTGCGGTACGACACCGAGGGTGAGAAGTCTCAGTACAAGTACAAGTCACGCAAGGGCGAGATCAGTATCTGGGGCGGGGCAGTAGTCGAGAACGTGGTGCAAGCGTTGGCTAGGATTGTTGTAGGCGAACAGATGATTGCCATTAATGAAAGGTACAGGGTAGCCCTGACCGTACATGACGCAGCGGTGGTTGTAGTTCCAGAGGCGGAGCGCGAAGCAGCTATGGAATTCGTCATCGAGAAGATGTCCACGCCACCGACTTGGGCTCCGACGTTGCCTGTTGCGTGTGAAGCAAAATGGGGGCATAGTTATGGAGA